CGTCTGCTCATCCGTTCTCCTCTTCTCAGCCATCTTAAGGCCGCGAGCGAGCAGAACTTCCACTTATGCCCCTGTCCGAATTTGCGGTACCGGCTCTATGACAGGGTTTGCCGACACCCTCACCGGCTCAACCTTCAGCTTGACTGTGAGCGCCGGAGCCACACTTCAGAGCGCGTTCTCGGGATGGTCAACAGGCGCTCTCGTATTGACTGGAGGCGGCGTCACTCTGGCTGCAACCCCCACGGGCTCTGCATTCCCAACTATTCAATTCACGACCGCCTCACAGACCCTTACGTCAGGCGGGTTTGTGTGGCCGGGAGCCATGACGTTTGCCGCCAGCGCCTTCACATTCACTTTAGTCGGGCATTGGCAGAACAACGGGTTAACAACATTCACAAACCCTGCGACCCTCACAGGTGCCTACAACTTCATCTGCAATGGTGGGCTGACAGTAAACGCGGGAATAACCAACGGCGGTATCAACCAGTTTCAAGTTACTGGCGGCACGTGGTCTTCATCAAGTACGAATTACAGTGCAAATAGCGTTTACGTAGGCAACTGCACCCTTAGTGGGGCGGTTGCTTGTAACACATACGTCGGTATCTCAGGTTCCACGGTGTCAGGCACTGGCACACTCGTTGTGACGGGTACGAACGTCACAGTGACACCAAATGGTGTGCCCCTGCCTAACCTGACTCTTACCTCCGGCTCCACCCCTACTTACACTGTGGCAGGTACAGGGAACCTTATAGTAACCGGGACGCTGGAGTTCAACTGTAATCAGCCAAACGTTCAATGGGCGAACACAGCTTATGACCTGGTGTGTGCCAATCTCGTTATCAACCCGAGTAATAATTACGGTTCCACGAACATGCAGTTTAACCGAGCACGTAATGTTTCGGTCACCAACAGTATCGCGATTGGCGGTGCTCACAATTTCTCAAACCCTTCGTATAGTTTGAAAGTCGTCTCCAATCTCGCATCAACCGCCGTTAATCTGAACTACACCGGAGCACTGGATAACGAGTTTATCTTCAATACGGCGTTCACCGACGTTAAGTGCGATGGCAGTGGCATCGCGGCATGGGTGACCAGCACAGCCTACAACATAGGTAATTGCGTGGCATCGGGCGGATTGTTCTACCGCTGCCTCATTGCTCACACTTCAGGCACCTTCGCCACTGACTTGACGAATGGTGACTGGGTACAGATGGTGTTGCAACCACTCTACAGTCAGTACAGCGCAACACCACCAACTTTATTGAGAACGACGGGCATTGTGAACGTGCAAGCAAATGGTTTCACAGGCATGTTTATTAGCTAAAGCGGGTATATAGATGAAGGGCAACAAAGTAAACAATCAGGACATCAACGTCAACGTTGAAGTCACAGGCTCCCTTGCCGCCTCACTGGCTGCATTGGGCAAGAGGGCCAGCAAAGATGTGATGGTGCGTGCCGCGAAGGCAGGAGCAGAGATAACCGCTCGGTCGATTGACTCACGCATCCCGGCCGAGACCGGCGAACTCAAAGGCGCTCTCGCTCTAGAGATAACGACCAACAAGAATGCCGTTATCGCGACGGTTGGATTTGATGACTCGTTCATGGCGTCTGTCGCTTATTGGACTGAGCACGGGCACGCGACTCGCGAAGCAAAGACCGTGATGCAGCGCTTCTTCAAGAAGAAAGGCACTCTCACAGGTCACGTTCCGGCCCACCCATTCTTCCGACCGGGAATCGACGCGGCAGCAAAAGCATCGGCTGAAGCGGTAATGACCGAAATATATAAGGCACTTCAGTCCGATACAGGCGAAGAGAAGAAAGAGGCCGCGGCATGATTGAGTCTGGTGTAGTTTCACTCATCAAAGCTGACACCGATCTTGCAACCGTTGTAGGCGGTCAGATATATCCGGTCATCGTTCCGGCAACGGCCTCGTATCCGTGCTTGAGCTACCACACAATGTCCAAGCCGCCGGAAGTCGCCTTAGACAGGAGTGCCCAGGAGACGGCACGCATTCAGATTGACTGTTGGGGTTTGAGTTATGGCAGCGTCAAGGCTCTGCAACAAAAGATACACACGCTGCTTGACGGCTTCCAAGGCATCTGCCCCGATGGCACCGACATTTCTCTATGTGTCCGAGATGTTGAAGCCGACTATTGGGAGTCTGACGCCAAAGTCTTCCGCGCCATGTCCGAATATCTAATCGAATACCCCTCCGGTCAGTAACAGGTTCACACCGCAATACCCTCAATAACCTTACGCCGCCGAAAAGCGGCGGCGAACACTCACGCCTAAATTACACACTCCCCAAGGAGCAAAATGGCTTACACGGGTTCTAAATCTATCTCCGGCCTGGGCACAATCCTCGGCATCGGAGCCACACCGACCACCATCGGTGAGGTTATTGACATTACGCAGAGCGGTCGCGCGATGAAGACCGACGCGACAACCAACCTTCAATCAGCCGCCGAGGAGTTCATCGGCACGATTCGCAATGAGGGCGCATGGGATGTTTCCCTGAACCGTGTTGCCTCTGACGCAGGCCAGATTGCGCTTGAGGCCGCGTTCGTTGCAGGTCTTCCGATCTCCTTTACGCTGACGGAGCCCAAAGGCAGCTTCACGACTTCCGGTCCGAAGTGGGTGTTCAATGCGGTTGTGACGGAAGCGCCCAATTGGACCTTCTCCGGGGACAAGAACATTACAGGCAAGTGCAAACTTCAGGTCTCCGGTGCCATCGTTCAGACCGCTGGAAGCTAGTAGCTAATGTGGCTCCCAACCTCAGTAGCCATGCGGGTGAGGTCTCTGGCCTCACCCGATCCTTCCGCCCACTACACATATATCGGAGCAGGACGAATGACTCGCAAAGTTGCAAACACGAAAGATGACCCCACAGTTCCATTTGTAACCCTTGCGCTGAAGGGTACCGATTACAAGCTGGCGTACTCATTCAACGCACTCGCGCTCGCTGAGAGAGCTACCGGCTTGAACATGTTCAGAGGTCTCGACCTTCAAGCGCTTAACGCGCTTCAGCTTCGGGCGATGCTCTGGGCGTCCCTGCTCAAGGCTCAACCGAAAATGACGTTGGAAGATGCTGGTGATCTGCTCTCTTCCCCGCTGGACTGCAACCTGGCACTCACAGCTATTGCCGATGCGTGGACGGCTTCTATGCCCAAGCCGGAGACAGTTGACCCAAACGTGTAGTCCGGGAAGCACCCGGCGAACCGATCTCTCATGAAGAGTTCTGGCGCGACATGTGCAGTGTCGCCATCGTGCAACTCGGGCTGTCCAAGAGCGAATTCTTCGAACTCACTCCGAGGGAATACACGGCCCTCACCGATCAGCATAAGTTCCGCACACGCCACACCGAGTTACTCACCGCCATCGTTGCCGCATCAATCGTTAACACAGGGGTGTGCGCCCCTGAGAAGCCTCTCCCTTTCACACACTTCATGCCCAGCGAATGGGCGAAACAAGCCGCCAAGAAGCCTCGGAAGAAGCGTGTCACCAAGGGCGAACGTGAGTTCATCAACAGCAAGATACGCGGTTTCATGTTAGCCAGAGAAACAAGAGGATAGCCTATGCCTTCGGAAGTTTACAAGCTCGTGGTTGATAATTCCGCCTTGGTCAAGGGTCTGAAGGATTCCGAGGCTCAGGCTGCTGCGAGTACAGGTGCAATCACCGCGTCTCTCACCAAGATGGGCGACGGGGGTGCTGCAGGCTCCAAGGGCATTCACCTAGTCAACGACTCACTGAAGATGACCCGCTCGGAAATCAACGAGTCGAAGGGTTCAATCGCGATGCTTGGCGAGATGTTGGGTGTTCATATACCTCGCCACGCTCGGGGCCTTGTGGCGTCTTTTGAAATGATTGGACCCGCTCTGAACGCCGCTTTCAATGCGGTCGCGGTCATCGCAATCGGCATGGCGTTCGTTGAAGCCGGTAAGAAGCTATACGAGTTCTTTGAAAAGGCGCACGAGGCTGAAGAGAAAGCCAAGGCTGACAACGATGAATTTGCTCAGTCGCTGAACAAGACCAACCTTGAGCTGGCTGTCAGTGTGGACAAGGTTGAGAAGCACATCGCTGTGCTCGAAAAGAAGCCTTACAACGGTCTCAAGGCATCGCTGGATGAGGCTGCTCTATCTGCTTTCAATCTCGCTCAGAAGCTGGATGCTGCCATTCAGAAGGAGCGCGCTCTGCTGCAAGGGCAAGACCACGGATTCTTTGCACAGAACTTAGAGGGCAAGGCAGGAACAGCATCATCGCAAGCCCATCTCAACAAATACAACACTGACCAGAACAACATTGACGTTGATTTCCAGAACCAGCTTGACCAAGCCAAGAAGCTGGGAGCGACTAAGGAACAGGTTGACGCTATTGAGCAGCGTCATCTGCAAGCCAAGGCAGACCTGACTAACCGCACTTACAACACAGTCAAAGAGGAACTAGAGGCTCGTAAGGAACTGGCTGCTCTTGAGGCGCAATCTAACTACCAAAGACACCAAGCCCACACGGGCGCTCGGATGGTTGCACTTCAGCAAAGGTTCGGTACTGGTATTGAGTCCAACGACGCCATGGAGGGAATGCTCGGCAATATCGGGATGCTCGGGCACCAGCAACAGCTTGACGCCGACATGCACTCGGCACAGACCACTGAGGGCAATGACGAGGAAAAGAATCGTCTAGCTGGTATCGCCAAAGAGTTGAAGGCTAAGGCCGATAAAGCTGCTAGAGAGATAGCAAAAGAGAGATTTGACCGCTTCAAGGATGAGCTTCAGGAGCAACTGGAGAAAACTAAAGCTGAAGGGCGTGCTCTCCCCACCATAGATGAGACGTGGGACAACTTATACACGAAGCCTCAAGAGAATCAAAAGAAAACTGACGAGAACCAGAAGAAAGCTGCGACAGAGACCTACAAGGCTGCCCTCGCTGCAATTGAAGCCGACGAAAAGCTGGTCGAGGAGCAACTCAAACTGGCTGTACAAAATGGTCATCTGGCCAAGGAACAGGCCGCAGCAAAACTCAGTGACTTGCACGACAGTTCGTGGGTTGCAAAGCAGCAAGCGTTCGGCACGGCTCAGAACAACGGCATGAGTGCTTCACTTGCTGAGGCAGAAACCAGACAGGGACAGCGCAACACGGAGCAGTTGCAAGACAAGGCTGCGACTGACCCATTAAATCAATTACGAGCTATTCAAGACCAATTTCTTACCGGCTTGAATTCAAACATCACCAACTTGCTCACCGGGGAGAAAACCAACTGGGCCTCGTTCCTGCGTCAACTCGCTGGCACGCTAGTGGGGAAGGGCCTCTCGACACTTGAGGGAATCGGCATGAGTTTCCTGCCTCACTTCGCCGACGGCGGGTATACAGGCACAGGCCCGGTTCTCGTTGGTGAAAAAGGCCCGGAGATATTCAACCCAGGAAGCGGTGGAACTATCACTCCAAACCACAAGTTGAGTGGCTCAGGTGCCGCTGCGTTCTACAGCATCAACGTTGCTGCCGGTGTGTCCAAGCAAGAGTTCGCAGCTACTCTCCAACAGTCTCTTAAAGCTGTGCATGGCCAGGCTGTTGAAGATTCCAACGCCGTACAGCGTGAGAAACAGGCACGGATGCCTAGAGGAACGTTCTAATGCCCTTTACATTAGCTACAACTTGGAACGGGTCACCCATCTGCACGATGCCGACACAAAAGATGCGGACGATTGACCTGACGATGAGTGATTCAGTGTCATCGGCCACGTCGCCGTGGACTCGCCAACGGCAAACCTATGACTGGATGGCAGACTGGTGGGAAGCGGAGGTCACGCTCCCACCGTTGAAGACTGTAGAGGTCGGTGCATGGACGGCTTGGTTGGCCAATCTGCATGGTCAGGCTGGCTACTTCTGGCTTGGTCACCCGCTCTACTCTGTGCCGTTCGGCTCGGCTCTCGGAACCCCACTCGTCAACGTGGCAAACCAAACTGGCCGCACTCTCAATACCAAAGGGTGGACGGCTAACAAGACGGGCCTGTTACTCCCCGGCGACCACTTTCAAATCGGCGTGCGGCTACACATGGTAACTCAGCCGGTCAACTCTGACGGCTCGGGAAACGCTTCAATCTCGATCTGGCCGCGTATCCGCGAGCCTCAAGCTGACGGAGCTTTCCTTAACCTCGCAAACCCTCAAGGGTTGTTCTCTCTTAAAACAAATACGCGGAAGTTCACCTCGAACGAGGCCAAGACCTGGGGCATATCCTTCTCCGCTGTTGAAGCACTGTAACTGAAACGAGATAAATTATGAGACCCATAGACGTACAGACCGCAGCGGCGATGGCCGCGCCCAATGTGGCGATGGCTTTGCTGGCTGAGATTCACTTCGCTTCAGACATTGCCTATGTCTGGACGGGATACGGAACCTTCAACTATGGCGGTCATGCTTGGCTCGGCCTTGGCAAACTAGCTTCCGTGTCTGCCATACAGGAAGGTTCAAGCGTTCAGGCTGACGGCATCACTATTGGACTTGAGGGTGTTGACGCCAACATGATCTCTGAG